GGGCTACGCGGTGAGCATCGGAGAAGGCGGGGCTGTTCCGTCGGTATGGCTGGCGGGCAACAACGGCGGGGCGACGTCGGCTTTCGGCATTACCGCACAGGGCGGCAAGGGCGCGGGTGCGCTGGGCTGGAAGGACAGCGGCACGCCGGGCGCGGGCACCGGCGCGGGCGGCACGGGTGGCAGAGATATGCACATCGCGGGCACGCAGGGCGAAAACGGGCAAGACCTCTTTGGACTGGGGCGATACGGCGCGGGCGGCGGCGGTGGAGGCGGCGGCTGGGCGACGGCAGGCGGAAGCGGCGGCGCAGACGGAGGCGGTGCGGGCGGCAAAGGCGGCATGCCTGGCACGGACGGCACAAACGGCACGGCGGGAGCGGCAAACGCGGGCGGCGGCGCAGGCGGTCCGGGCGGCGGATATGTGGACGAGGACAGCCGCTACAACAGCAAGGGCGGTCAGGCGGCGGCGGGCGGAAGCGGCATCGTCATTCTGCGGGGAACGCAGGACGATTTGATTCCGGTGGTCTTTGACGGAACACAGCTGAGCGAGCTGTACTTTAACGGCGTAAAGGTGACGAGCCTCATCTACAACGGGGCAAGGCTGTTTATACGGGAGGTGAAACGATGTTTTGCGCATCAAGCGGTCAGATTGTGCTGACGGCGGGGGACACGGGCGTTATCGGGTTTGAGGCGGCGGAGGGCGGCTACATCCCGACGGAGAACGACCGCGCAATCTTTACCGTTCGGGACAAGGTCGGCGGGCGCAGGCTGATTGAAAAGACGGTTCAGCCGGACGCGCAGGGCGTGACGCGCGTTCCCTTCATGGCGGAGGACACGGCAAAGCTCAAGCCGCGCGGCTATGTTTGGGACATCCGCTTCGCGCTGGAGGCGACGGAGGACGAGAGCGGGGACGTGACGGCATACAGGGAAATGATTACGCCGATGGAGCCGGGGATTCTATGGGTACTGCCGGCGATAGGAGAGAGCAGATGAGCGAAAAAATCAAATTGCAGATTCGGAATTTTCGCGGCGAGAAGGGCGAAAAAGGGGACAAGGGCGACGCGTTCACCTATGCGGACTTTACGCCTGAGCAGCTGGAGGGGCTGACGCGCGGCATCGCGCAGGAAGCGGCGGGCAAAGCCGAGCAGGCTGCCATGGAAAGCGTCAGGCAGGCGACGGACGCGGCGGCACAGGCGGCAGGGAGCGCGTCCGCCGCGGAGAGCGCAAGGACGGCTGCGGAAAAAGCCCAAACGGCGGCAGAGAGCAGCGCGGGCGGCGCGGCGGGCTTCGCGGCGGCGGCGCAGGAGAGCAGGGAACAGGCGGAAAGAAGCGCGGCATATACGGCAGAGGCAGGCATAGCGGCGGGGGAAGCGCAGAAGGCGGCAGAAGCGGCGAAAAGCGCGGCGGCGGTTTCCGCATCGCTGGCGCAGGAGAGCGCGGCACAGGCAGCAGGCAGCGCGGAGAGCGCAAACAGCGCAAAGACGGCGGCGGCGCAGAGCGAGCAGAGAACGGCGGCGTCGGAAGCGAACGTCGCGCAGGCAGAGGAACGCATCAGCAAGACGGTTTCCGGCGCGGTAGAAGCGGTCACGGCGCAGGAGACGAAATCCGTTCAGGCGGTCGCGGCGCAGGGGGAAGCGTCTGCCGCGGCGGTGACGGCAGAGGGCGAACGGGTGCTGGGGACGATTCCGGCGGACTACACAGCGGCGGTCGGAGAAATCGACGCGCTCAAAAAAAGCAAAGCGGAGATTGACGACACCGCCATAGACGGCGATACATGGAGCAGCAAGCATATTGTGGACATGCTTTGCCCCAAGGTCGAGAAAAGCGGAACGCTTGTACAGATGGATGGTCTGGTCGAGGGGTATCCGCTGGGCGTGACGGTATCGTGGAATCCGACGCAGGAGGGGAGCGGCGACCCGTCGCCGGAGAACATCCGCCCGATTCACGGGCGGGACAGCGTGAAGGTGGAGCGGTGCGGGGAGAATCTGCTGCCATTCGGAGAACGCATAGAAGGCATTTATTCACAGCAGATTATGGCATCCGATGCTTTGCTGCTTCTATCAAAGGCTTGCGCTGAGCAGGACTTAACCTTAACTTTTACCATAGAAACGCAAGATCTTGTTTTTCAGGATGATGTCGTGGAAGAATGGCGAAAAAGGATCGGCTTTGAATGCCACGGAACACTTGCTGATGGCACAGAGGTATACGTGCTTCAGTGCTGGATTGATGATAGAAACGGTGAGCTAACGAAGAATGGGAAAAAAACAGTAACGGTTAAAGTAACCATGCCAAAGCTGACAAGCGGGAATGTGATGTTTTATGCGCAAAAAATCAAATCTGGCAGCTTTGTGGCATACGACTTTGGAATTTATGCTGGCACCATTGCCCCCACCACCTACACACCCTACATCGGCAGCACAAACACCCTCACCCTGCCCTCAACCGTCTACGGCGGCGAGGTGAACGCCGAAGGCAAAGGACAGGAGACGTGGGGTTACATGGACAGCTACGCCGGCGAGACGCTGCCTGCCGAGTGGATATGCGATAGAGCGGCATACACTGTGGGGACTACGCCGCCGAGCGGTGCGCAAATTGCGTACAAGCTGGCTAACCCCGTTCCCTTCACAGTCACGGGCGGCGCACCCATCAAGGCACTCCCCGGCACAAACACCGTCCTGACCGACGCGGACAGCGCGGCGGTGACGGGCAGAGCAGACCCCGTTCAGACGATAACCAAGCTGAACGACCGCATTGCCGCGCTGGAAGCAGCGGCGACGAACATCACCGAATAACAGGAGGAAAGACATATGATTGCAAACGAAAAGACGCACAGCGCCAAGTATCAGGTTCTCTACAACCGCCTGACCAACGGAACGCCGTTTACGACCGACACGGCGCAGGCGCGAATCACCGCGCTGGCGGATGCGCTGGAAATCACGCAGGAGGAAGCGGACGAACTGGCGGCACTGGCAAAAGCGCATGGCACGAGCGGCGCGACACTGGAGGAGCGCGTGGCGGCGTTGGAAGAACGCGCGCTTGAGCATGAAGAAGCACTGGTCGAGCTGGCGGGCATGATGACGGGAAGCGGGGTGGAGTAAATGGCAAAGGTTTATGCGCGGATGATCAAAAGCGGAAAGATGACGCTTGAGAGCGTGCCGGAAAAGTGGCGCGGACAGGTCGAGAAGCTGCTCAGAGAGGATAAATGATGGGCGTTGTAATCGCGGCGGTCTGCCTGCTGGCGAGCATCGGAATCGCGAAATTTATTCACGCGGGAGGGGCTTGGGATGATTAAGACGGCGGAAGCACTCCGCACGGCGCGGGGACTGCTTGGCACAAGCTATGATGAGCTGGACTGCATCAACCTCATCAAGAAGGTCATCCGCGTCAGCGCGGGCGGGGAGAAAAGCTACACGACGGCGGGCACGAACGCGCTCTGGGAGAGCGACGCAAACAGCGCGAAATACCGCGATCTGACATGGAAGCAGGAAGGCATTTTCGGCGCGAAGTCGGGCATGCTGACGTTCATGGGCGTGGGAACGGGCGATGTGAATCACGTCGGGCTGGTGACGGAGCGAGGGACGGTCATCCACTCAAGCAAGAGCCGCGGCGGGGTGGTCGAAACCGAGCTGACGGAGAAGAACGGCTGGAACGGGCTGGGAAAGCACAGGATGATTGAGGTGAATGAGATGGAAAAGGAATTCGGCAACGCGACGGTAAGCGTCACAAGCGGCTACCTGAACATCCGCGAGGGCGCGGGGACGCGGTCAAAAATCATCGCAAAAGCGGAGAACGGGACGCGGGTGAACGTCATCCGCGAGGCAGGCGGCACGGGCTGGGTGTTCGGGAAGCTGGAAAACGGCGTGGCGGGGTACATGGCAGGGGCGTATCTGGTCAGGGATGATGCCCTCTCAGCCCCTTCGGGGCAGCTCTCCCAAGGGGAGAGCCAAGAGGAAGGCGAAGAAACGACTTCCCTGCGCAGGAGCGACGGCGTGTATGTTACGCTGGCGGGGAAATGGGAAATCGCGGAAGACTGAAAGGAGGATGACCATGAATACCAACTGGTCGGGAATCTGGGATAAGGTACTTAAGATGGCGGCACTTGCGGGCGGAGCAATCGCGGGTGCAATGGGAGGTTGGGACACATTGCTGATCGTGCTGTGCTACATGATGGGCATTGACTACGTTACAGGCTGCGTTTGCGGGATGATGGGCAAAAGCCCGAAGACGGACGGCGGGAAGCTGGACAGCAAGACGGGCTGGCACGGGCTGCTGAAAAAGGCGGTCATGCTGGTGGTGGTCTTCATGGCGGCACAGCTCGACCGCGTGATGCCGGAGGGTACGCAGGTCTTTCGCGACGCGATGGCGATGTTTTACATTGCGAACGAGGGACTGAGCATCACGGAGAATCTGGCAATCATCGGCGTGCCGTTCCCTGCGTTTGTCAAAAAGGCACTTGAACAGATTAAACAGCAGAACGATGAGGGGACGGGCGAACAGGAGAAGTAACAGTGTGCGGCAAGATCACGTTTGCTGATTATACAAAAGATGAACGTGATGAGCTGATACAGGCGTGCGGGCTGACGGACAGACAAAGAGAAGTGTTTGTCACCCGAGCGCAGACGGATAGCCTGATCGCCACCGCGCAGAGACTGCACATCTCGCCGGAGACGGTCAAGCGGGAATCGCGGAAGGTGCAGGACAAGATCAACCGCGTCAGGGCAAGACAGAGGCGGCAGACGGAATGTTTTGCCGAGGTCGACAAAACATCGGGAAAAAAGATCGGGGAAAAATAAAAAACCTCTTGACAATTCTGGATATCCAATAATATAATATGGATATCCAGAAAAGAGGTGAAAACATGAATCCCAAAAGGGGACGACATCCGATTGATAATCCGAAGGCTATTCAATACCGAATCAGGTTGACACAAGAGGAAGCCGAAAAACTTGAATACTGTTGCGAAGCGACAGGCAGGACTAAGGCTGACATTTTGAGGGAAGGGCTTGAACGGGTTTATCAGGAGGTAAAAAAATAAGACTTGCCGCCCCTCTACCAAAGAACGCGACAAGCCTTAGTCCACTCCAACAAGGGAGCTTAAATATTTTACCATGAGTTCCCTTGTTGGTCAATTCTTTTCGACCAATAAGGAGGATGTAGATATGACGCTTGAAGAAGCCATCGAGAGAAAGAAGCAGGACATCATCGACCTGATGAATCAGATGCAAAGCCCGAAATCTGTCTGTTATCTTTTTGACGTAGCAGAAATTATGCTGGACATTGAGAACGAAGCGAAAAGCGAGTTGCAGTGACGGCGCAAGCAAGGGCTATCGCTGCGCGATGAAGAACGCAAAGAAGGGCTAAGAAAGGAGCTGGACAGATGAACGAGATTATGACTATTCAGGGAATCCCCTGTTACGAAAAGGACGGAGTTGCATATCTGAACCTTGAGACCGTGGCGCGAGGGCTGGGATTCACGCAGGATAAGAACGGCGTTGAATATGTGAAGTGGGAGCGTGTAAAAGGCTATCTTGAAGAATTGAAGTTTTCCCCACTTGTGGGGAAAGACGCTTACATCCCCGAAAACATCTTCTACCGACTTGCGATGAAGGCAAGGAACGAAACGGCGGAGAAGTTTCAGACGCTCATCGCGGATGAAGTCGTTCCGGCTATCCGCAAGCACGGCGGCTACCTCACGCCCGCGAAGGTTGAAGAAGTGCTGCTGAATCCGGACACCATCATTCAGCTTGCGACACAGCTCAAGGCATCGCGGGAAAAGGCGATGAAGCTGGAAGCCATCAACAGCGAGTTGGTTGTGCAGAATCAGATTTACAAGCCGAAGGCGGACTATTTCGACCAGATTGTAGACCGAAACCTGCTGACGAGTTTCCGCGAAACCGCCAAGCAGTTAGAAATCAAGGAGCGCGTATTCGTTGGATTCTTGCTCGACCACAAGTACATCTACCGCGACAAAAAGGGAAAACTGATGCCCTACGCCGAAAAGAACAACGGTCTTTTTGAGTTGAAAGAGTGCATCAACGAGAAAAGCGGATGGGGCGGAACACAGACGATGATTACGCCCAAGGGCAGAGAAACCTTCCGCCTGCTGATGCAGGGTCTTGCCGGATAAAAAAGAACCGTCCCTTCGGGGGCGGCTTTTTTTGCCCTGAATCTGACCCGAATCTGACCCGCGACAACGCCCGAAACCTGCGACAATGGACGCAGAAAGGAGGTGCGTGATATGGAATACAAGGAATACGCATCTAAGGGAGTTGCCGGTGCTGGTCTGGGTCTGGGTATCGCGGGTACTGCGCTCGGTCTGCTGGGCGGCGGCAGTGCGCTGCTGAACGGATGGAATCCGCGCTATGCGGATGGCTGTTGCAGCGAGAATCACGTTGTCACGAGGTATGAGGCGGAGCAGGCTGGACGCATTGCGCAGCTTGAAGGCGAACTCGCCAACAAGAACGCCGAAATCTACACGGACAAGAAGTCGCTGGAGCTGTACCAGTATGTAGACGGCAGACTGCGCGGGCTTGAAAGCCAGATTGCACAGCAGGCGGTCTACAACGCGACCAACAACGGCATCATCGGCTGCTTGCAGAATCAGGTAGCGGCATTGCAGGGCATGACCAAGACGGTCATTCCTGACTCGAGCATCTGCCCGCCGCCTATGCCGAGATACAATTCTTGGACTGCGCCGGCGGCAGGCGCAAGTACTGGAGGCTAAAAAAGAATGGCGACTGTAAATCAGATCGCCGCGGGTGTGGCGCACTTCTACGATTCGGAGGTGCGCCCATCCATTAGCGGCGCAAAAGCGATTCTGTATGGGGTTGCGGTCGGCATGGCGGCTGCCAAGCCGGACAACCTCATCGGCAAGTACAAGCCCACGCTCAAGATGCTCGGCGTGATGACGGAGGACGAGAACGTTGATGTCGCCGCGCTGGGCGCGGAAATCAAAAACCAAATGGGGAAGAACGGCGGGTACATCAGCTTTGACGTAGGGCAAGACACGTTCCGCTTCAATTCGGCTGATGTGGACAGGCTGATGGACTACATCAGCCGCGCATGATGGGGGTGGCAAAAATGACGAAACATCTGCTTGCCGTGCTGATGGACGGCATTACCGATACGCAGATGCTGCTTGACTATGCGGACGCATGCGAGGAGCATAATGGGCGCGAACGCTGGTTTAGGGAGCATGCCAAACAGCGGCTTGAAATGCTCAGGCACGACCGAAACGACGTGTTCGACGAGCTGGGCATTGAGCGCAAGAGCAAGGACGGGGACGAGATAGCGGCGGCACTGATGAGCTACATTGACATGTCCATCGAGCGGCTCAGTGACAAGGTATCAGAAGGCTGATTTCGTGTCATAATCCGCGGCATAATCGGTGTAAAAATGCGCTTACACGGTGTTAAATTCCGCTTACATCGTGTAAGCAGAATTTTACATTTTTCCCTTGTAAAATAAGGAAAAATTAAAGGAATCTAGCTATTGCTAGATTCCTTGTTTGGTGCGGTAGATGGGAAGAAGTCCCGCATATAAATAGGCTAAAAGCCCTTATATTGCTTGGCTTTATGTTTTGGCGTGTCATAATCTGCGTCATAATTATTTGTATTGGCAGGATTCGCCGCCGAGCAGCGCGGCGTTGTGAGACGCAATCGCGTCGGCTACGGCATCGCGCTTCTTGTTCATGGTGTGCTGGTAGACACGGTTGAGCATGTCGAGTGTCGCGTGTCCCATGCGCTCCTGAGCGTACTTGGGCGGGACGTTAAGAGCAGCCATGACGGAGGCAGCGTAGTGGCGCAGGTCGTGGAAACGACCGGGGAGGACGAGCTGTGAACGCAAACGGTCATAACCAGTCGTGATGGCGTTGGGCGTTAATCCGGTGATGGTCTGCGGCGGCTGATGACCGAAGTTGCGGACGGCAGAGACGACGAGCGCATCCAGACCACGCAGGACGCGGTTACCGCTGCGGGACTTCGGGGCTTTGGTGACATAGTCGCCGCACTCATCCATGGCGAGGGATTTGTTGATGGTGACCGTTCCTGCGTCGAAGTCGAAGTCATCCATCGTCAGGGCGGCGATCTCGCCACGGCGCAGACCCAGCGTCGCGGCAAGGACGACCGCGATGTAAAGGTTGGTGTTGTGTGCGCGGAGGTAGAACAGCGCACGCTGCACGTCCTCATCCTGCGGGATGGTCATCTCTTTGCGGTCGGGTTCGGGCAGAATCAACCCCTGCATCGGCGGCTCGATTCCTGCGTGCTTCATGGACGCGGAGAGGAAGCCGAGCTTATTGCGGACGGTTTTCGGCGTTGCGCCGGAGCGCGTCCAGTCATTAACCACAGATTGCAGTTCGGCACGGGAGATTTTTGCGATGGGCTTTGATTCAAGGGATTCAAAGCCGTTGCGCCGCATGGCGGCATAGCCGCGGATGGTGGACGGAGAGCGACCGGCGGAGCGGCAGGTATCGAGGTATTTATCCATCGCCTGAGCGAGCGTCACACGCCCCGCCAGATTCGCGGAAAGGGCGTTCTCGCGGTTTTCATCGAACTCGGCAATCATTCGCCTTACATCGGCTTTCGTCGCGCCGGAGACGGAAATGTAGCGATATCCGCCGGACGGGAGTTTTTCGCCCGTAGAGATGCGGGCGCGGTAACCGGTTTTTGTCTTTTCAATTTTAGGCATAATCAATCTTCCTTTCTATATTGCGAAAGGAAGGGAAATATGGTATCATATAGATGTTCCCTTCTTTCGCGGTTGTCAGGGGGGTGCCATCGTCCTGTCTGTGTTAGCGCACGGACAGGGCTATTTTTTTATGCTGGGACAAAGAGACGATAAATAGGGAAGCCGAACGATATGGCGATTACGACTGCGCCAAGGACAACACCGACTCCAAAATCTTCACAGATTTTTAGCTGGTCGGAAGACATGTACTCATCCGGCATAAAACCCAAATAATGAAGAAAATGCGGGACGATGCTAAAAACGATGAATGTTGGAAGTCCGACAACCATCAGAGCCAAGACGGAGAATAACGCAACCATTCCGAGCCAAAGCACGGATTCCATCAGCGAGAGCCCATCACGCAGCGCGAGAAGCAGCGACGGGACGGCGCAAATCAGGACATAAACAAAACGACGCTTCGAATAATCCATAAAACACCTCAAACTTGTCGAAAGATACCTTTTTGTACAAATGTCTTTACATTTGTGAGAACGTTTGTCGAAAATATTATATCTGCCAGATATGCGGATATAATATTTATAAGGAAGTGATGGCATGAAAGAGAGCCGCCCGAAGAACGTCACCTCACACAGAGCGCGGAGAGCCGCGCCGACCACCACCCCAATAGAGTTTGAGCGGGAGAGAAAGGAAATCATCGCGATTGCAGAGATGCTGACCGACGGTGAAGACCTTTACTACCTACTCGGAACGGCGAGGGCACTGCTTAAATTAGAAGCAAAGCGTACCCCACCTGTCACTTGATTTCCCTCTTTAAATAGGAAATCATCTCGTCCAGCAGTTCGTCCGGCATATTCGCAAGAATACGGACGAGCTGCTTTTTGTTTTCGCTCGCGCCGCGCATGATATTTGCCAAACGCTCCGCGTCGTCCACGGACTGTTCGAGATCCTTTGTTCCCTTGCCAGTTTCGAGCCATTCTCGGGAAATATTAAAGTTAGAACAAATGGCTCGGATTGACTGCTCGGATGGACCGTTCTCGCCATTCTCCAGTTTTGAAACAGCACTGCCTGATATGCCGATGGCAGCTCCGAATGCACGGACGGAAAGTTGCCTTTCTTTTCTGACCTGTGCAATTCTTTTTTCCAATCATTCTCACCTCCTCGTGGGAAAATTATATCGCATCTTGAGAATTAAGTCAACAAAATTGCGAAAATAATGTTGACTACGATGATTAAATACGCTATAATGTAAACGTACTCAACGAGAGCAAGAAAGGAGGCTTTACGGATGAGACAAAAGAGACGTCCACCATTCAACAGTACGCGCTACTATATCGAAGAAGTGGTTCGCTATCGCTCCGGCTATGAAGCTGGTGAGAGAAGTGTAGATAGCTATTTTCCACTCATGAGCGAAATGCAGCTTGCGATCCTTATCAGCGTTCGCACGATCCGCTTTACGCTCTGCCTGCTGCTTGGCTTCTTCCTCTATTTCGCGCTGGCGGCGATCTTGTTCTAAATGCAGGGCTTGCCGACCGGGGAAATCCAAAGCGAAGAACAGATCTGAAGCATTGTAATCCGGCAGATATGAAAAATTTGGGTCAGGCGGCACAATCTTCACAAAGCCCGCCTTTTTCAAAAATAGTAGTTCAGCATAAGCACTGGCATCGAGAGAGGCACTAATCCGGATACGCTGGGTTTCCAGAGCTGACAAGAGGTTCAACTGGTTCTGAGTTAAATTCATGATATCACCCCCTTTCATGCGAACAGTATAACACAGATTCGGATGGGGCGGGGAGAAAGGAAGGAAACGCACATGAAAAAGAAAGACAAGGCGACCAAGCTGGAGCTGGCGGCGAATCTGGTCAAGGCGTTGCCGGAGAGCAGCGAGCAGACCGCGCTGGCAGTTGCCGCGGCAATGCTCGCAGGCTACAACATGGGCAAGATGGCGGCGCAGGGGGCGTAAAAAAAAAACCGCCGCCCTGATGGGCGACGGAAGCGAAAAGGAAATAGTATCTACTGGCATTATAACACGGAAAGGGAGAAAAAGTCAATGAAAGCTTACAAGGGATTCAACAAGGACATGACTTGCACGCCGGCGGGCGGCGCACCGTTTCAGTACAAGGAGGGAGAAACCTATGAAGAACCGGAAGCAGACCTCTGCGAGAAAGGTTTCCACGCTTGCCTTGACCCGCTGGACTGCCTGAACTACTACAACATTTGCGACAGCGTGTACCACGAGGTCGAGCTTGACGACGTGAGCGATCAATGCAAAAAAAACGATACCAAGGTCTGCGGCAAGAAAATCAGGATAGGCGCGAAGTTGAGCATCAAAGATATCGTAAAAGCGTCTGTCGATTTTACGATGGAACGTGTCAAAAAAGAGGGCGGCAAAAATTCGGGTTACTCCGCCAAGCTCGCCAGCAGCGGAGACTACGCCAAGCTCGCCAGCAGCGGAGACTCCGCCCAGCTCGCCAGCAGCGGAGACTACGCCCAGCTCGCCAGCAGCGGTTACTACGCCAAGCTCGCCAGCAGCGGTTACTACGCCAAGCTCGCCAGCAGCGGAGACTCCGCCAAGCTCGCCAGCAGCGGAGACTACGCCCAGCTCGCCAGCAGCGGAGACTACGCCCAGCTCGCCAGCAGCGGTTACTACGCCAAGCTCGCCAGCAGCGGAGACTCCGCCAAGCTCGCCAGCAGCGGTTACTCCGCCCAGCTCGCCAGCAGCGGAGACTACGCCCAGCTCGCCAGCAGCGGTTACTCCGCCCAGCTCGCCAGCAGCGGAGACTCCGCCAAGCTCGCCAGCAGCGGTTACTACGCCCAGCTCGCCAGCAGCGGAAAAGACAGCGTGGTGATGTCTGCTGGCATTGGCGGGAAAGTAAAAGCTGCCATTGGGAACTGGATCGCGATTGCCGAATGGCAAATTCGCGGTGGGCATTTCGTCCCTGTCGGCATCGTATCGGCACAGGTAGACGGCGAAAAGGTCAAAGCGGACACATGGTACAAAGCAGAAAACGGACAGATGGTCGAAGCTGAGGAGGAATGACCTATGCCGAAAGTCAGAGCGTTGACGGAGGCGGAGCGGCGCAAGCAAGCCGACAAGGCACGGGACGACGCGCTGATGAGCCGCATCACCGAAGAGCGGGCACGCAAGCAAATCACGATAGCGGAGATTGCGGCGAAGCTCGGCATGAGCCGCGTCTGCCTGTACAGCAGATTTAAAACGCCGAGCGATTTCACATTGAAGGAGTATCGCGACATCTGCGCGATGCTGGGAATGGAGGTGAAGGTATGATTTGGGCGGCACTGGCGGTCTTAGACCTCATCGTGCTGGCGGCGACGCTGATTTATCTGGTCGTTCGCATCGAGCAGGAGGTGCAGCGTGAGCGGCAGAACGACAAAGCCCAATAAGCGACCGGGATATCCGGTCTGCATCTGCAAGAGCAACGGACAGATTGAGCTATACGACCCGAGCGCGTGGCGCAGGGCGGAGTGGCAAAGGATTCGGAGAATCGAAAAGGAGGAAAAAGCGCGTGTCGCAGAAAGTCGGGACGAAAAGGTTTGTGATTGAAGGAAATGCAATGACGCTGTCGGGTGCAATCCATGATGACGGGGTAGCGCGGTATCAGCTGGATTTACATTTAAAGCTCGGCGTGCCGATGACTTACAAGGAGCTTGTCAAAACGCTGGAGGATATGGATGCGGATATCTCCGACGTGTTTCTGCTGCGAACGGACTACAAGCGGGACGCCAAGGGCGAGCTGGTTTATGCCGAAAATGGGCGGATGGTCGAAAACGGACACCGCATCGACAATAATTTTGTGGCGTGCTTTGAGAGGGAGTGGGGCAATGCTCAGTCGGAGTGATTTTATTCACGCCGGAAATATTGTCAATGCGTTCGTGGACGAGAGCGGCGTAGTTGCGCCGGACGTGCTGGAGGCGATACAGACGCTCAAGGACGGATGCGCCGAGCTGATTCACATCCCGATGTGGATCAGGAAGCACTACGCGGCGTACGGAGGTGACGAGGATGGCATATCCGTGCAAGATATGGATTAAGGAAGAATGCGACGGCTGCGGACGATGTGAGGACGAGGACGAGCGTCCGATGGCATACGGCAGACCGTACTACGGCGGGCTGGACGACTGGGACGGAGACGCCGTGAATGACCCGATGGACAAGTGTAAGGAGGATTGGTGATGGCAGAAACCCCGAAGATATTCAGCGCGATTAACGCGGTCATGCGCGACCTCGGCGCGGTCACAAAGGACAAGCGCAATCAACAGCAGGGCTTTAATTATCGCGGCGTCGATGATGTCATGAATGCGCTTAACCCGCAGATGGTCAAGCATAATCTCTTTTGCGTGCCGGAGGTCATTAGGCAGGAACGCGAAGAGCGAAAGACCGTAAAGGGCAACAATCTGATATACAGCATCGTTACGATGAGATACACGCTGTATGCGGAAGACGGAAGCAGCATTCAGGCAGTTGTCGTCGGCGAAGGCATGGACAGCGGCGACAAAGCGACAAACAAGGCGATGGCAATTGCCTATAAATACGCAATGTTCCAGATTTTCAGCATTCCTACAGAAGAGACCGCGCCGGAACCTGACAAGGACACACCTGATGAGAGCGAGCCGATCGTCCCGCGACTGATTTGCGCAGTGTGCAAAGGAAGCATTCTCAGCCTGAGCGACAAAAACGGCGTAATCATCAAGGATGCGCAGAGCGTCGCGGAATTTACGGAAAAAGAGAGCGGGAAAAAGCTCTGCTATGGCTGTTACAAGGCGTGGAAAGCTGAGGAAAAGAAATGAATCAAATTACCGTAACCGGCAACGTTGTCCATACCCCTGAGATGAGGACGACGCAAAGCGGCATGACCTACTGTAATTTCAGCGTCGCCGTCAAGCGAAAATTTAAAAACAAGACGACGCAGAAATACGAAACAGACTTTTTTGACGTGACGGCTTGGGGCAACCTCGGCAACATCTGTCAGATGTACGTCGAGAAAGGGAAAAAGGTGCTGGTCGTCGGCGAGATGCAGAGCAGGGACTACGAGGGACGAGACGGCGCAAAAAAGCGGGCTTGGACGATTAACGCTGACACGGTCGAATTCTTGTCGCAGAAGCCTCAGGACGAGACAGCACCACAGCCCCCTGCGGCTGCGGGATTTACGTCCATTCAGGTCGATGACGACGAGCTGCCGTTCTAATCATATCGCAGGGGCAACCCTGCACATGGCGGTCAGCTCAGGGAGCAGCCTGACCCGCGAATAGCAGCGTGGGCGAACAGGACAGGGGTGGCTCGATACCACCGACCGCCGGGCAGAAGTGTCAAAGCATGTCACCTTTTACCAAACGACCGCGCCGGAGAGAGAGGCGGCGCACATGCCACACAAAATCGAATAAAAGCAAATTCATACTGGCGGCGGGAAAGACCGCAAAACAAAAATCATCGTCTCCATATGCTGGCGGGTCAAACCGTCAGCAACATGGCAAGCATAGCAGGTATCAGCGGGGCGTTCCTCCTCAAAAGTCGTTCATCTTCCTTCTTGTTTTTTCTCGGATTTGACGCGAAGCACCTTGCCCAGTTGCCCGGTTCGACTCCGGGGCTTGCCACAACCTAAAAACCACGAAAGGAGACGTAAGATGCTGGATTATCTGAAGGTATTCCCGGACATTGAGATCCTTATCAAACGATATGATGAAGCACAGTGTGGGCGGTTATTTATGGCTATGATGGCTTACGCATACCGCCAAGAGTTGCCGACGTTTGATGAGGACGCGCCTGAATGGTATGTCTGGGATTATATCCAATACAAGATTGACCAGTGCGCGGAATCGCTCGAGACAAAGCGAGCAAACGGAAAAAAAGGCGGAAGCGTCAAGCAGACGGAAGCAGATGAAAGCAAAACCAAGCAAAGCGAAGCAGATGCAAGCACATCGAAGCAAACGCAAGCAGAAGCAAGCGAAGCCAAGCAGACGGAAGCAGATGAAAGCAAAACCGACATATATAAGAATAAGAATATGAATATGAATAAGAATAAGAGTAAGAGTAGTAGTAGTAGTTACGTACCTCCTACCCCCTGTGACGACCTGACAGACGACGAACTGCGGCGACTGCGGCAGGAGCAGCAGGACGTGGAGACGGCGGCAAAGCGCGTCGGGCTGCCCGTCAGCGCGATGAGCGACTATGACACCATGGACAACCTGCGGGCAGAGCATGGAGCGGACAACCTGCTCAAGGCAATCGGCAGGATTCAGGGCGCGGCGGAGAAGTGCAGAAGCTGGAGGTATATCAGCGGGATTCTACGCAAGGAGAAGTCCGCCGGGTACACATGGGCAGAGAGAGCGGCAGAGAGCGGAGGGGGGATGCCTGTAAATCCTCAGATGCTCAAACACAAATATACACAAGATGACTTTGCGCACATGGAAGTCAATCTGGACGAGGTGGAGGGATAGCATTGATTTCAGGGAAAAACGCGCTGACCTGCTATTCTGCCGACTTAAAGGACGCGCCAGAGAGGACGTGCGAGGTTTGCGGCAAGACGTTCCGGGCGGGAGAGCAGTACGCATACAAGCTGTGGAGCAGCGCGGTACACAAAAAGCACGACTGGTATTGCAGCTATACCTGCTACCGTACGGTGACCAAGCCGCTGGAGGAGCGGAAAAAGGCGCAATTTGAGAGCATTCAGCGTGACGCGGTTGAATCTGAGGAGCGGCGCAGGGAGTATGCACGGGTGCTTTATCAGCGGCAAAAGGAGCGCAAGCAGCGGCAGACCAAAGCCGCGAAGGAGCGCGAGCAGAAGCAAAGCGAAACCATAGCGCAGATGATTGCGAGGATGAAGCGGGAATCTGAGCGGAGAAAGGGGCGAGTACGTGAATAGCTGTCTATTTTCAAGCGCATCCGTCGAGTGGGCGACGCCGCAGGCTCTTTTTGACGAGCTGGACGCGGAATTCCATTTCGATCTTGATCCGTGCTGCACGCACGAGAACGCGAAATGCGCGGAGCACTTTACCAAGGCAGAGGACGGTCTTTCCCAAAATTGGGGAGGCAAAAGGGTATTTTGCAATCCTCCCTACGGCAGAGAATTGCCGAAGTGGATTAAGAAAGCATATGACGAGGCAGAGAAAGGCGCACTAGTGGTGATGCTCATTCCCGCGAGGACGGATACGCGGGCATTTCATGATTACATTTACCATCAGGCGGAGATTAGGTTTTTGAAAGGGCGGATCAAGTTTGGCAATGCGAAAACCTCTGCGCCTTTTCCGTCGATGGTGGTTATTTTTAGAGGAGGGTCGAGATGAACGATTTGAATGAATTGCGCGATGAGATTTACAGTGACGCGGTGGCTCATGGGCTGTGGGATGAAATGCATATTTGGAAGCTGATAGCGACGAATGAGGATTTCCGAAAAAGCGGCGTAGCTGACATAATTACTTACGCAAAAAGCGACGAAACCAGAAAGAACGCGATTGCTACTTTGTTCGTTTCGATGGAAATTCGCGAACTTATCTTTGCGACGGAAGACCCAGATCACTTCACCGAAGAACTGGCTGACGTTATCATCACGGCGCTGTCTGCCGCCGGGTATCTGGGCATCGACATTGATAAAGCGGTGCGGAAGAAGATGGAGATCAACCGAGGACGTGAATGGAGGCATGGGAAATGACAGCAAAAGAGAGAATACGCATGATTGCGCTGGAAGTACAGGCACTTGAAGAGACAATCGAACACTATAAGCCATTTTATGTTCGCAAAGCCTATGCGAAGGAAGGTATCAAGCGCAGTGTGAAACAGGTTAGAGCGCATCTTCTGGCATTGGTGGATGATTTGGACGCGATGGAGGATAGCTAAATGACGCTGGGCAGCCTGTTTGACGGTTCCGGCACTTGCCCGCTGGCGGCGATACTTTGCGGCATTACGCCTGTCTGGGCAAGCGAGATTGAGCCGTACCCCATCCGCGTGCCCCGAAAGAACTTCCCTGAGATGCAGCATCTCGGGGACATCACGCAGATCAACGGCGCGGAGATTGCGCCGGTAGATATCGTTACATTCGGCTCGCCTTGTCAGGGCTTGAGTGCCGCCGGAATGCAGAAAGGATTGTTCGACGACAAACGGAGCAATCTATTTTTCGAGGCAATCCGCATAATCAAGGAAATGAGGGAAGCTACACATGGAAAATATCCAAGATATGTCATCTGGGAGAACGTGCCGGGAGCGTTTTCAAGCAATAAAGGACACGACTTCCTTGCAGTCTTGCGGGCGTTTGTCGAAACCGCAGGAGGACACGATACTGATGTGCCTGAACCTGCAAAAAAAGGCAAATCAGACCGACTTGCTTGGAAAAACGCCGGCTGTATCGTGGGAGAGGGCTATTCGATTGCCTGGCGAATGCTGGACGCCCAACACTGGGGTGTCCCCCAGCGTCGTAAGAGAATCTACCTTGTCGCAGATTTTGGAGGACAACGCGCCGGAGAGATACTCTTTAAGCGCGAGGGCTTGCGAAGGGATTTTGCGCAGAGCCGAGCGGCGCGGAAAGAAGCTGCCGCCGATGCTCTGGGAAGCACTGGTAGAGGTTGTGGAACGGTCTACGCCCTGCAAGGCAACGGAATTGACCGTGCAGACACAGCAGGGTGCAATGGCAAAGGCTGGCGCGAAGACGTATGCTACACGTTAAACACGGTTGACCGTCCGGCGGTCGTATACTCCGCTGATTGTCGCAACATGCGGCTGAACGAAGAAATCAGCGGAACGCTGCAAGCCAAGGGAAACGGCGGGTACAGCCTGAACTACCAAAATCCGGTTATATATCAAAACCCAAAGCGTGGAGAGTATGTTGAAAGCGAAATCGGGTCAACGTTGCTTGCACACTTAGCCGTCGAGCCAAGGGGTATTGTCGTTTACGACGCACGGGGTAACGGCGACGGACAAATTGTGCCGACGTTGACGGGTGATCATGAAAGTCGTGTGACGGATTACACAGCACTGGCGGTTTTTCTCGAAAAACTGCGGCGGTATATTGTCCGCCGGCTTACGCCGCTTGAGTGCTGCCGACTGCAAGGCTTTCCAGATTGGTGGGAGGACGGTGTGAACGGAAGCGACAGTGCGAGATACAAGATGTGGGGCAACGGCATGGCTTTGCCGTGTGTACTGTATGTGATGGAGGGGATAGTCGATGAAATGTAAATGGTACGCCGAATTTGAGGGCGTCTGCACCAATGGCGAGTGTCCGTATCGCGGCGACACATGCCCGACGAGCGAACACCCGGAGGTGTGCAAACATGCGGAAGAAGATCCCGAAATTCCGAGGTTGAATGTAGCAGAGTTGGTAAAGACGCTTAGGCTATGCGATAGCGCGAGTTGCACAGGTTGCGCACTTTATGGGTTTTACGACTGCGGCAGCATCATAAATCCGCAAGCCGCCGACATGCTCGAAAAGCTGGCGGCGGAGAGAGACGCGAAGAAGCCGGAGTGGATCAAAACAGAAATTCAGCGTCCAAGTGAAGGGACAGATGTGCTGATGCTATATAAGCACAACATAGTACTAGGATTTCTCAGAGATAAGAACGATCCTTTATCGTGGTTATACTATATTGACGATGTTTCTTGCACTGATTGCGACGGCGAACCGATATGTTGGATACCACTGCCCGAGTTGTTGAAGGAGGAAGAACGATGAAAACGCCTGATGAAATAAAGAAAGGGCTGTACGCTTGTGGGACGGATGAATGCCACGGGCAACACACGGATTGCCCTTATAATGATGGTCATACTGAGCCGTGCATCATGTACTTGTGTGCTGACGCGCTCACCTATATCGAGCAGCTGGAAGCAGAAAGAGAGGGAAAGAGCGATGAGTGAAACACCTAAATGCCCATATTGCGGAGACAGGATGGAAATCTGCACCTCTCTGATTACACCCGCGTTGGATCTTATTTCCGCGTGGTGTCAATGTGTGACATGTGAGAGCACATCGCCGCGCATAGAGTTTTCCGGCGGCACGTCGAATGAAAAAATTATAGAACGGCTACAAGCTGTGTCATCGCGTCGCGTCGAGCCGAAGAACCGCGTGCTGACGCTGGATGAGGTCAGAAATACAGAAAAGGATGCATTCGATTTCATGATGCACTGGCTCGAATTGAAATTCGAGCCGCACAAATGCGAGGGCGAAGAAACCACATGCGCCATTTTTGCAGTTTCGATGTATTTTGATGATGAATCAGATGATGTCATATATTCGCCTGCCTATGTGACAGACTACTATCTGTTCAAAAAACAATACGGTAAGAAATGGCGTTGCTGGCTGAGGAAGCCGACGAATGAAGAAATGGAGGGAACGTCATGGGAAGAGAACAGGGCATGATGATTCAATTCACAATGGAATTTGCGGTTCGATTTCTTTTGAGCGCAATCCTCTTGACCATCCTGACCTTGCTTATACTTTCTTTTAAGCGTCGCCTTGAGGACACAAAATGGAAGAAAGAAAATCGGACGCTGTGGCTAAGACACTATTACGAGATGCATCCAAATCAAATCATGCTGTACAGCGATGTCATATACATGGCAAAAGAGGGGTTACAAGAGGTCGTATATGTGGAGTGGCGCAACGATTATGACGATTACGCAAGACCGAATCTGACGAAAAACGGCGATATACAGTTCGAGCTGATAGGAGAGGAAAAAAGCGCGGCATTTAAGGCAGAGGATTATAACGTAAAATTCCGTTGCTGGCTACGCAAGCCGACGGAAACTGAAAGGTGGGAAACGCCGTGGGCAGGTGATAACCGTGAATGACGCGCCATGCCGCGACTGTACGAGCCGCGAGATCGGCTGTCACGCGGGATGCGAGAGATACAAGGCGTATGCGGAACGACGCGAAAGAGTGCGGCAGAATCGGCAGGATTTTATCATCGAGCGAACGGGCGAGAAACGCCGCCATCAGCGGTGGCTGGACTATGAAAAGCGCAAAAGCAAGGGAGGGGCGACATGAGGATTTTGGCGATAGACCCCGGCACGACGCAAAGCGCGTATGCGCTGCTCAGCGATGAGTATCAAGTGCTGTCGGCTGACAAAATCGAAAACGGCGTGATGATGGACATCATCGCGACAACGCCGGGGATTGACGCGGTCATCATCGAGGACATGGAGCCGCGATATCCGCGAAATGGGAAGGACAGCAACGCGGCGGGCGCAATCGTCGGGGCAAGCACATACACCACGCTCAAGTGGATGGGCAAATTTGACCTGACGGCGCAGGTGCGGGGCATTGCCGTGTATTGGATTTACAGGCGGGACGAGCGGGCGGCACTCATCCGGAAAAAGGAGCTTCCGGCGGACGCGCCGAAGCACGCAGACGGTCAGATTCGCGCCGCACTGATTGCGAGGTTTGCGGCACACGACAAGGTCAACGGAAAAGGGACGAAGGCAAAGCCGGACACGTTTTACGGCGTGTCCGGCGACATGTGGCAGGCGATCGCGGTAGGGGTGACATGGCTTGACAAGCAGAGGACGGGAGGCGGCGACGGATGCAGATTGAGAAAAAGGACGCGCAGGCGTTGATTGACTGCGGCTTTGCGGCGTACGATTACAGGACAGAGCTGGAGCAATACGACAACCGCGACGCCAAGGGGAGCGGATTTGACGGCATGCCCAAGCGACGAGGGGGAGCGCGGGGGCTTGACGACGACATTATCCGCGAGCAGAACGCAAAAAAAAAGCTGTATGAAAAGCATACGGCTTTTTTGCGTGCCCAGCGGCGGGCGATGAAAGCACTGGATGTAATCGTCGCGGGGCAGCCTCAGCAGGGCGATTATATCATGGGCATGCGGGCGTTTCTGAAGCTGTTCTATGTGGACGGCATGCCGATGAAGGCGGCGTGGAGGGAGGCGGGAATCGCGGAGCGGACAGCGCGGAGATATAAGGCGCAGGTCGTCAGGGCGGCGAATGGAAAGAGAGCGTAATTCGGCAGACAAAAAAGGCTTGTACGGATGTACAAGCCTTGAATTTATTCCTGCCAGTTGCTTGTGTCGAGGGCTAACAACTCCCTTTATCCGTCAAGGGATTAGTACTACATCGCCAGCCGCCGAAATATCGACTTGGATTTTGGCTAGTTCAACCGCCGCGAGGTAGGCTCTTGCGTGTTTGCTGTCCCCGTGAATTTCTGCGCCTGTCGGTCTCATGGCGATGACCTCGTAAAGGTCAGGAGATAGCTGACAAGCGTCGATGATTAGGCGATGCTTTCCGCTTCCGTACTCGGTGCGGCAGCCTTCGACGTGTACGGGGATTTTGTAATAATCCTTCATGGTGATAGCCTCCTTCTTTTAGCCTCTTTCCGGGGCTTTGTGGGATGCCCAGCGAACCGGGCATCCTGAAAACCTCGGGTCATCGGATTTGAGCCTTGAGCATCAAGCCGCTAACCTCGGCGCGCAGCGGGCGGAGATACGCAGCGGCGACGTTATACTCCGCGACCTTTTGCGGCAAGTCAGCAGCGGCGCGGAGGTACTCGCCGACCTTGTCGCTGTGGTAGGTGATGAGCCGATCCAGCCGCTCAGCGGTCAGGCGCGGCTCGTCAACAGTGGCGAACTCGAATTCAAAGCGTGCTGCGTTGCCCATGATCGGCTCGCCTTGCTCGTCCAGCTGCTGGACATATAAGCAGCGGGGGCGACGCTTGAGGCTGTCGCTGATGCCGTAGCGGACGGCGTAGCCCGACCCGATAGCAGCGGAGACCGTCGCGACGCTGGCGCGGTTGAATACTCGCCCGACAAGCTGCCCGTCAGCTTTGATGGCTCGCAAGATGTGAGCAGCCTCGGCGTAGTGGTCAGCTTGTACCGACAAGGACGACACCGCGGCGTCAACGTCTTCGGGGGCGATGGGGTAAAGGTAGTCGGTTGCACACATGGCAAAAACCTCCTTGATTTTGGTCACCCGATGGGGCTTTTTTTCGCCGTCCAGCGTGCCGGGCGGCGTGGAAAGCCTCACCAATCGTCTGCTTTTTACAGGCTGGTATACATGCCTGTTACACTTGTAAAAAGCTCTTGGAGCTGGTCAAAATACACGCCATCAAAGGTTTTCACCTCTTCGTCAACGGCTTTTGACTCGTAGCATTTACCGTTGCGAGTATATATATATCCTTCACGATACCGCCTAAATTCCATGCGGTAGGTATCATCCCAGTTTAATTGGATTTTCAGACGGTTGGCGGTGGACGCGTTGCGCGGAATTATCATTCGCAGCGCGTCTTTATCGCCGACAAAATGATGGCAGCCTGTCATGACGACAAAATGATTGCCACCGAGCTGGTCAAGGATGATTTCGGGGACAGATTTTTGATACATGGTTTTATCCTCCTTATTTTAGCCTCTTTCCGGGGCTTTGTAGAACGTCCGCGGTCGGGCGTTCTGAAAACCTCGATCACTGTGCAAGCGCGTAGCGGTAAGAGCCGGTGACGCGCTCGCTGCCGTACTTGGCGCGGATGTCGTCCATGTCTTGACGGCGGCGGGAGTGACCGCAGGCGGCTTCTTCGGGTCTCCAGTACCATGATTTCTTGGTGCTCGCCCAGCGATAGCCCGCAGCCTTGAGCGCGTCGCGGTGCTTGTAGGTGTCGCCGCTGACCCAGAGCCACGAGCCGCACAGCTCGATTTCGATGCCGTCCAGATGGATGATCTTATAGACGGCTTCGCGGTACGCGGTCGCCATGTCGGCAGCGTTTCGCGCCTGCTCGGCGGTCGCTTCGGTGCGCCCGTCGGCGGAGACATGGGAGAGGCGGCGGACAAGCTCGTCATACTCGGCATTGATCGCCTTCATTACCTCGTCGCCCTCTTCGGGGTGGAGGTCGGGGTGGTGAGCCTTGGCAAGCTCGCGGTAGCGGGCTTTCAGGGCTTGGAGATCGGCGCAGCCGGCAAAATAATATGCTTTCATTTTTTTATTCCTTTCCTGCCCTCTTGGGGGGGCTGTCGCGGTTGTATGGGCTGTTGCCCTTGTGATGGCTATAGTATACGGCATTGTAGACAATGCTGTAAAGAGCAATAATGAATGAATTGTATACAATGTTTTTGTGCAATATGTACATTGTAGACAATGCGATGGGAATGATATCATATAAGGGGGGTGATTACATGCCTTTGACAGAAAAAAAACGAGCGTCAAACGAGCGTTATATCAAAAAGGCTTATGACGCTATCACTGCGCGATGGCCTCGCAGTTACTGCGCATCTGTACGCGCTGCGGCTGCGGCTGCTGGGCAGTCTCTGGCGGGATATCTCAGGCAGGCGGCAGACGAGCGCATGCAGCGCGACGGCTTCACGCCTCCAGCAGCTCCGGACGCTGGAGACGACCAGACCCCATAACAACACCCCGACGGGCGGACGCTCGCCGGGGCTTTTTTTGTTCGCTTCGATTCGTCCCCTGCGCAAGGTTGGCAAGGTTGGCAGGGTGGGACACGTTGCGACATGCTTGACGGCATGATATAGTATAATCGTCCCCGACGGCGGGGAGAGGTCGCGGACTTCTCCGCCGCCGACAGGCGGCGATTATACGCTTTTGCGGCTGTGCGGCTTGCGCTGTGCAGCCGCTTACCTATATCTAGCGGCGATATCGAGCGCACAAGCACGCGCACCAGCTGACGCGGGACATGAGCTGACGCACGCAGGAGCGCAGACGGGCGCAGGACGCAGGACGCACGGCAGGCGCAGGGCGGTAAGCGGAGGGCAGACACAGACGGAGGGCGGAGGCTTCACCGTGCGCCGATGTGCGCAGGGGCTGGGGGGTGCTGATGATATAGGTAGAGACGGCACCAGCTTGGGCGGGCGCGGCAGGCACACGGCGGGCAGGCGTTCAGGTAGGCGGGCGCACCTATATAGGTAGGATTTGCGGCGATTATGCCGGAGATTATGACGCGGAGGGCAAGTAGCAAGCTGATATTGTAGACATTGCTTGGATTGCATGGGGGGAGTGTGTGGGATGCGTACCCGCACAGGGCGGAGCCCTTGCCCACGTGCGGACAGGCAGGCAGGCGCAGGCGACGCGCGAAGAGCAGGATTTTGAAAGCAGATTCGCGGAAGGGCGGCAGGGGATGCGGAATTGACCACCTCAGGCGCGGCTACGGGCGAAGGACATATGCCTCCCCGCCCTGCGGGCGTTCCCCCTGTCGGGCAAGCAGGAAGCGAAAACGCGAAGAAAGCAGAACACATAAGAACTGTTCCAGAACTCAAGCGAGTTTCTGGAATTTTTTTATACCCATAGGGATAGGTCAAAAAAGGAGGGATAGGCTTGGGCAAGGGCAAGGCGCGTACGCCGCCGCCGAACAGAAAGCTGACGGACGAGCAGCGCAGAGAGGTCGTGCGCAGGTATGTAGAGGAGTATGAGACGGTCAGCGATCTGGCGAGGGAGTACAAGGTGGACAGGGCAACGATTTACCGAGTGCTTGGAGCAGAAGAGCACGCGGGAAGAATCAAGGCGCTGTCGGATGCGAGGCTGGCGCAGGCAAAGATCAGGATTCTTGAGCAAGTGCCTGCGGCACTCGACCGAAACGAAGAGATACTGAACACGAATTATGACCCTGCGTTCCAGTATCTGTGGCAAAACGCCATCAGGGACACGCTGGACAGAGCGGGCATCAAGGCGGCGAAGGAAGAGAAGCAGGACATCAGCATCTCGTTTGCGGGCGGGAATTTTGAGCTGGGCATGCCGGAGGAAGAGACAGATGAGGAATGAGCAGCATTGTATTTGACTATGTGCCGACGGCAAAGCAGCGGCTGTTTCACGCGAGCAAGAGCAATGAGATTCTTTACGGCGGGGCGGCGGGCGGAGGAAAGAGCTACGCCATCTGCTGGGATGCGTCCATGCGCTGCCTGAAATACCCGGGGACAAGCGCGTATCTGTTCAGGCGGACGTTTCCGGAGCTGGAACAGACGCTCATTAAGACGATGCGGATGATCGTGCCGGAGACACTGGGCAAGTATTACAGCGGCAACCATGAGATGCAGTTCGTCAACGGGAGCGTTGCGAGGTTCTGCCACCTGAGCGACGAGGGCGACACCATCAAGTACCAGGGCGCGGAGATACAGTGGCTGTACTTTGACGAGCTGACGCACTTCAGCGAAAGCATGTACAACTACATCAAGACGCGACTGCGTGCGCCGCTGCGCCTTGGAGTCAAGCCCTGTGTGCGATGCGCGAGCAACCCGGGAGGACCGGGGCATGGATGGGTGAAGGCACGGTTTGTTGATTCAACGGACGTCGGGACACACACGGTGATCAAGGATACGGAGATTACCGGACGCGACGGGCAGAAAAAGACAATGAAATCGGTATGCGAGTACATCCCGGCGACGGTATATGACAACCCGCACATTGACGACATCTACATTGTTGAATTGCAGAACAAGCCCTCAAAGCTGAGAGACGCTTTGCTCTACGGCAAGTGGGAGGCGTTCGAGGGACAGGCGTTCCCTGAATTTACAAACGACCCTGAGCATTACAAGGACGGGCTGCATACACACGTCATTGACCCGTTTGACATTCCGCTGCACTGGACGCGGTATGTCAGCTTTGACCACGGCTTTTCGCGTCCGTTTTCGTTCGGCGCGTGGGCGGTTGACCCTGACGGCAGGGCATACCGATACAAGGAGCTGTACGGCTGCAAAAAGGGAGAGGCGAACGTCGGCTTGATGCTCACGCCGGGAGAAATCGCGGCGAAGCTGGCGGACTGGCTCGAGCCGGAATTCAGGGAGGGCATACACGTCACGGGCATTGCCGACCCTGCCATCTGGGACGAGAGCCGCGGAACGAGCGTAGAAGAGCAGATCCGCAAGGTCTTTTCCGGCGTCACGTTCCGCAAAGGCGACAATACGCGGATGCCGGGCAAGATGCAGGTGCATGAGCGGCTGCGGTTTGACGAGGACGGGCGACCGATGATGTATGTATTCAGCAATTGCACGGACTTTATACGCACAATACCGACGCTTTGCTATGACGAACACAAGGTTGAGGACATTGACACGGCGGGCGAAGACCACATCTACGACGAGACGCGGTACTTTTTAATGTCAAGACCGCTCGCGCCGAAAATCATCGCGCCCAAGCCGAAGCGGAAAGCATGGAATCCGCTGGATTAAGGAGGAAGACATGAGGAAGAGGGACTCCCCGCCGGGGGATATCAGACAGAGCAAGCCGGAAGAGTTCGGCGAACAGCCGCTCTCACAAGCGGAGAAGGCACTCGTGGACAGGGCGTATGCACTGTTTACGTTTTACAACGACGAGCTGCGCGAAGAACACGAGGCTATGCGTGCGGCGCGAATGATGCGCCAATTGCAGCAGGAGGAGCGGAGCTTGACCGCGCCGGTCACAAGCACGCTGAACAGCTGCATTGACAACGTCATCGCCGACCAGATCGACAACATGCCGGAGGCGGTCATGGTGCCGGAACGCGAGGAAACGGCGCAGAGCGCGGAAGAGATGAGCGACGTTGTCAGCTATGCCCTGTATCAGGCGGGGTTCAGGGGAACGTATCAGACGCTGATGGAGGACGCGGCGGTTACGGGAACGGGCATCGCTCAGGTGTTTTGGGACGATGACCTTGAGGACGGAGACGGCATGATTAACGTGCTGGCGTGGCATCCGGAGGACTTCTATCCCGACCCGACGCAGGAGAACATTCAGGACGGACGCGCATGCTTCAAGGTGACGCACACGACGGTTGCGTGGGTCGAAGAGCATTACCCGCACGCACGCGGCTATGTACGCGCCGACCCCAACAATGACGATACCGATTACAGCCTGCAAAACATCGCGGAGGGCGACGAGAGCGTGATGCTGCTGGAGTTTTGGTATCGACGGTATGACGCGGACAAGCGTCGGTACATGGTGCATATGGCGCAGCTGGCGGGTCACGCGCTGCTGTACAGTACGGAACTGGGCTTTGGCGGCGCGGGAAAGACGGAATACAAGGACGGCGTATACGCGCACGGCAGGTATCCGTTTGTCTTGTACAAGTACAGGAGCGTATGGCGCAAGCCGTTCGGTACGGGACTTGTACACGACTATTACGGCACGCAGAACATGATCGACAGATGCCTCAAGTACATCGACGACAACGCCCGCGAATCGAGCGTACAGCGGCACTTCATCCGGCGCGGAAGCGGCGTCAATCCGGAAGACGTGGCGGACATGCGCCGCACCATCATCGAATGGGAGGGCAACGACATCCGCGAGGCGATTCAGACGGTGCAGGCGTCGCCGCTGAATGGGCAAGTCTACCAGGCGATGAATTACCTCGTGGACAGCATGAAGCAGGACTGCGGGCAGAACCAGTTCAGCCGCGGCGAGGGCGGACTTGGCGTAACGGCGGCGGCTGCCATTCAAGCCCTTCAGGAGGCGGGCGGCAAAACAACGCGTTGGCACACGGAGCAATTCAAGAACGCCTTCCGCGAGATGGTCGAGCAGATGCTTTGGGTGCTGAGCGACTATCTGGACGCGGAGCGCAAATTCAGAATCGTCGGCGGATGGGATTCGAGCGGGAATATGAAGGACAAACTCGTGCAGCTCATCGCGCCGATGCGCGACAACGGCAGACTGCCCAAGCCCGCGTACACGGTGCGCGTGCAGGTGCAGAAGAACAACCCCTTGCAGGTACAGGCGGACAACGAGTTCCTCTTGCAGGTTGCGCAAATCTGCGGACAGGCGGGTCAGGCACTGCCGCCCGAATCGGTCATTCGCCTGATGGAGGGATATCGGACAAAGTCGAGCGTGCTGCGCATGGTCGAGCAGAACAGCGCACAGCAGGCACTCATTGCTCAGATGCAGCAGCAGATCGAGCAGCTGACCAACCAGAACACGGGCATGCAGGCGGTCATCGGCGAGTATAAAAACATGCTCGCGACGCCCGCCCAGCTTGAAGCCAAGCAGCAGGAGGCGGATTATAACCCGATGCTGCAAGCAACCAAGGACGCCGACAACGGTTGACAACGCGGAAAGGCGCGATAAGGAGAAAAACACATGGATGAGTTTGAAAACACGGTCGATATGACGCAGGAGCTTGCGGACGACGCGCAGGCGGGACAGGAGGTCACCCTTAGCGACCTTATGGACAATCTGACGGGCGGGGCGCAGGCGGAGGAAACGGAAGCAACGGCTGAACAGACGGGTGACAGCGACCCGGAAACACAAGCGCAGCCCCAGACGGAGGACAAGGACAAATTCGGGCGGCGCATCGCGTCGGCACTGGCAAACCAGAAGCGGGGATTTCAGAGAGACCTCGACTTTTCCGCGCGGGTGCATGGCGCGGCGGGCGATATGACGGACGACGAGATCACGGAGGCACTCAGGGACTATCAGGCGCGCAGGATAGCCGAGAGCGACACCGACATCAACCCGAAAGCCGCACGCAGAATCGTCGAAGCGCAGGAGAGAGCCAACCAGAGCCGAGCAGACAATCCGCAGATGGGAGAGGCTGCGGCAGAGGTGCAGAGCCTCTACGCGGACGGCTGGACAGAGGATGAGCTGCTGGCACTGACGACTGACGCGGAGGTCAAGAGACAGTTCGCGGCGGGCATGAGCCTGCGAAAAGCAGCCAAGATGTATTTACAGCGGCAGCAGACCAAGCCGCCGCAGACACCCAAGCGGGGCGTGCCGACGGCGAAGACAGCCGGATCGGGCGCACCGCCGGACGATAACGCCATTGCCAACATGACAGACGCGGAGTTTGACGCGTTCCAAAAACGCGTCGAACGCGCCGCCATGGAGGGCAAGCGCGTGAAATTTTAAGGAGTAAGAGATATGGCATATACCAATACCAATACCAACATGACCAACAGCACCGGCTTGACGCCGGGCATGCAGACCTATTATAACCGCACCCTGCTCAAGGTGTTTGAGCCGAATCTCGTTCATTTGCAGAACGCGGACGTATACCCGATGCCGCAGCACAACGGCTTGGTCCAGAACTTCCGAAAGTTGCTACCGATTGAGGGCAGCACGACCCCTCTGAGCGAGGGAAACCCGGGCGACAGCGTCATGTACAGCGAGATTGCCGTCACCGTGCAGCTCAATCAGTACGGTCAGTACGCCCGCACCACGGACAAGCTGGACATGAGCCACATGGACTTGACGATCGACCGCAAGGTTAAGATGCTGGGCGACGCGGGTGCGCGAAGCATCGACACGCTGGTGCGCGATGAGCTGGCGACCTGCACCAACGTCATTTACGCAAACGGCAAGACCAGCCGCGCAACGCTGACGCCCGCGGACAAGCTCACCAACAAGGAAGTCAGACGTGCGGTCAAGATGCTCAAGAAGAACCTTGCCAAACCGTTCAACGGCTACTACATCGCCATCATCGGTCCGGACACGACGTATGACTTGCAGGAGGACGACGCCTTCATCAAGGTCAGCCAGTATCAGGACAAGGAAAACATCTACACGGGCGAGGTCGGAAGGCTGTTCGGCGTGCGCTTCATTGAAACCACGCAGGCAAAGATTTTCGAGAAGGCGGGCGCATCCAGCGCGGACGTCGCAAGCATCATCGTACTCGGTCAGTATGCCTACGGCATCACGAGTTGGACGAGCGCAAAGCCGCGCGTCATCGTCAAGCCGGCGGGCAGCGCGGGCACGGATGACCCGCTCGACCAGATCAGCACGGTCGGCTGGAAGATGGACGGCTTCGGCGTGAAGCTGCTTCAGCCGGAATTCGCGGTGCGCATCGAGACGGGCTTTACGGCTTAACTCTTGGGGGGCGGGGCGTTCGCCCTGACCCCTTTTCTTTGTTTTTGAAAGGAGAACTATCATGGCAATCAATACGACTTCGAGCGTCGCAAAAGCGAGTACGGTGCAGCTCGGCAAGTGCGAGAAAACCAAGGAGAACATGAAGCAGCTGATGCGCGACGCGGGCTGCGAGACCTACAAGAGCGTCAAGACGATGATCCCGCTCATTCCCGGAAGCGGCGATGACGTTGCGTACGTGGGGATGAACGGCGTGAGCTTTTACTTTCTGCGCGGCAAGACGGTTGATGTCCCCGAGCCGCTGCTTGAAATCATGACCAACTGCGGCGTGATTTAAGGGAGGTACAGCCCATGACGCTCAGCCAGATCATCGCGCAAGCCCTGCGGCAGCTGGGGGAAGACCCGCAGGACGTGAGCGAGTACGAGGAAGCATTCAAGGTATACGCGAACATGGGCTATGACATCGCGGTTCGCGAATATCTCAAGCCCAGAAGGGAAATGTGTCTGGACATTGACGAGAACGGACGCGCGCCGGTCATGGGGGTCATCGTAAACAGGGTGATCCGAATGACGGACGAGGACGGGCGGGACGTCGCCTTTGATCTCGCGGGGGACGGCAGAAGCCTTTGCGTATGGCGGGACGACCTGAAGGGAAAGACGCTGCGGGCATTATGCGAGGTCAGCTTTCCGCAGATGGAGGACGGGGAGGACGAGCCGCAGCTTCCGGCATACGCGCACGCGGCACTGGCGGACTACATCTGTTACCGCCATCTATCCAGCGGCAACCTTGCCAAGCAGAGCCGCGCGCAGTTTTACCAGAACAGCTTCTATCAGGAGATGAACCGCATCCGTCCGCAGGGCATGGGAAGCGTGACGCGGATGCGCAACCTGTATGAAGCGACGGACGTGAGGTATCGCAGATGAGCATCAGCGACAGCGATTACGAAGGACGCTTCACCATCCCCACGCCCAAGGGCATCTATCAGGCGGCGGGCGACACGAACATCAACGCCGACTACGCATACAGAGCGCAGAACATCCGGACGGAGCGCGGGCTTCTGGCGTCGGCATACGGCACGAGCCACGCCTTTCCGTCGCTGGGGGCGCAAATCAAGACGCTGACGCGGTTTTACAGGCGGTCAAGACCGGACGACGCGGACGTGTATGTGGCGGCGGCAGAGGGCGCGATTTACACCTACACGCTGGGAACAGAGGGTTGGGTCAAGCGGTCGGAGGGGTACAAGAGCGACGAATGGAGCAGCGTCACCTATGAAGCGGCGGACGGCGGGCAGACGGTGGACATCCTGATTCTTTCCAACGAAAAGGACGGGATGATCGCGGTATACGGAAACGACCTGCGGGTAGAGAAAAAGACGCTGACCATCGGCGACGCATACAGCGAGGTGAAATTCGCCGTATTGGGGCGGCACGCCGAGCGCATATGGGGCACGGGCGCAGTGGGCTATCCGGACAGCGTATTCTACTCACGACCCTACGACCCGTTCAACTGGACGGACGTGCCGGAGACGCCCGAGCTGGGCGGCGGCGTCATCAACCAGCCGACATGGGACGGAGACGCATTCATATCGCTTGAGCCGTTCGGCGGGTATCTGCTGGCGGTCAAGGAGCGGACGATCTTTGAGATACGCGGGACAGACCCGAGCAGCTTCACGATTACGGAGGCATACGGCACAGACGGTCCGGTAGAGGAACGCACCATCTGCACGGACAGGACGAGCATGCTGTACCTTTCGCAGAGCGGCATCGGCTTATACGACGGAAGCACGCTGCGGCTTTTGAGCCGGGACGCGCTGTATGAAACGATGCGGATGCGGATGGGCGGGATGGACGGCGCGGCGCGGGCATGCATATGCGACCACGTCTACTATCTGGCGATGTGCGTCAGGGAAAGCGAAAACGAGACGCTGACGGAAAACAACACGGTCATCGAATACGACACGGAGCGCGGAACGTTCATGCTGAGGAAGGGCATCCGCGTCAAGGACTTTTTCGCGATAAACGGCAGGGTCTACTACACGCAGGCGGAAAGCCCGTATGAAGTCTTGCGCTACAACGCGAGGGAGAACGAGGGAAGCTATCTGGATATGCCGATGGAGTGCATATGGGAGACGCCGTGGCTGGACTTGGGCAAGGCGTACATGAAGCGGGATTACCTGCTGCGCTTTACGGCAGACGCGGACGAAAACGACCTGCCGCTTGAAATCACGATACAGACCGAGAAGCGGGAAAAGACGCGGACGGTGCTTTTGCAAAGGGACAGGCGGGACTACCGGGTCAAGATTCAGATTTCGGGCGTTCGGATGAAGCTGAAGATTCGCAGTCACGCGAAGCACGCGGGATGGCGAATCTACGGCGGGGTTCAGGTGGAATATTCGCTGGATGAGGTGTAGCCCTCTCAGACGCTACGCGCCAGCTCCCCCAAAGGGGGAGCCAAGGGTGCTGCGATATGAAAATTGGATTTGCAAAAGCCCCTTGCCTCTCCCGCTGGGAGAGGTGGCAGCCGCAAGGCTGACGGAGAGGGCGGGGAGGAAAAAATGGCATTCAAGCAGCCGAGAGTGCCGCAGGAGAGCGGCAGACTGGCGGAATACGTCAGGAATCTGGGGATGTTTCTGCGCGACTTCTGCATGGCGAGCTGGAACGCGGACAGGATGAAGGACGCGGAAATCGAGAAAATCAAGAAGCGGCTGGACGCGCTTGAAGGGAAGTGAAGACATGGCAAGAAGCAGCACGACGGAGACCTACCAAAGCTCAAACAGTACGAGCAAGGAACACAGCAAAACAGACAGCAGGCAGGACACGACCAGCCAAAGCACATCAAACAGCCGGCAGGACAGCACCAGTCAGAGCAGCTCGACATCGCAGAGCACGAGCAAGAACGTTCTTGACAAGGAGCTGATGAACCAAATCCTTTCCGGACTGATGGGCACGATGACGGATGAGCAGATTACGCAGTTCGCGGAGAACCTGCTCAGACCACAGCTCAACGCGGGACTGGAGGAATCACAGCAGAACTACGAGACGACGAAGCTGAGCAAGGAGCAGGAGATTGAAAACCTCGCTGCCAACCTGACGCGGAGCATTGACGAGCAGAACGCGGCATACCGCAAGAGCGCGGCGAACGTGGAGACGGCGGCACTGAACCGAGGCATGGGCAGAAGCAGCTACACGATGCAGACGCTCGCCAATCAGGGAGACGCGCTGGCAAAAGCCGTACAGCAGCTCACGGAGGACAGCGGGCGCAGAAGCCAGCAGATTCAAAACCAGATCACGCAGGCGGCACAGCAGAACAGCCGGACGCAGGGACGGCTGAACAGCGACTACGCAAGCCAGCTTGCGGCGAAGGTGCAGGAGCTGAAAGAGAACCAGCGCAGGGAATGGAACAGCAACTATCTGACGGCGATTTCCTCGGCGATGGGACAGCAGACGACGGGAAGCCAGCAGACGACGGGCAACCAGACGAGCATCGGAAGCCAGCAGACGACGGGCAACCAGACGACGCTTGGAACGAGCGAAACGACGGGCGAAAGCAGCACGGAGAGCAGCGGAACGAGCGTATCGACGACGACGAGCAAGGGAAGCGGAAGCTCGAACAAAAAAACGTACGCGCAAAAGGGCGGGTACAGCAGCACAACGTACAGTAAGACATAAATCGGAGGGACGCACATGGCGCGAATGCAGGGTTTCGGCAGAAAACGCGAAGAGGAAGAGCGGAAGCGGGCACAGCAGCAGGCGGCTGCGGACAACCCGCAGAATTCGGCGGTCATCCGTGGGCGCGAGCATGCCAAAGAGACGGCAGGCGCGCTGAAGCAGACCGGATACAAGGTCGTAGCCGAGCAAAAGGTCAATCCCTTTGAGCAGACGGCAGGGAAGACCAACGCCCAGCTTTTGGCGGACTATGACGCGGAGATGGCAGGGCGCGACGGAATGGCGATGGGCATGACGCCCAGACGCGACCTCGGCACGCGGGACATTGAGGTCGATTTCTCGACGATCAAAGACAACAAGCAGGCGGCGTATTTCGCCGGTACGCTGGCGAATGAGGACGTTGCAGAGGAGTTTCTCAAGGACTGGGCGGCGTACAGTGCACAGGACAGCGACGAGGTGCTGTACAATGCTGAGGGGCTGCTCGGGGACAAGCTGTTTGCTCAGCCGCGAAGCGAGAGGGGCAAAAACGCGGCGAAGACGGACGCCGCGATGAAGACGCTTGCCTCGGGCTTGGTGATGGACGCAAACGGCAACGACATGGACTTGGCGAGCGCAAGCCTGCCCATGGTCATTCAGAGCATCCGCGCAGACCCCGACAGCGGAAGCCGGAAGAAAAAAGTCAAAGCCCTCTACACGCTGACGCAGACGCCGGGCAATCCGTACTCCGGCATGACGTTCGACGAGAACCAGGCAAACACGTTCCTTTACAGCGCGGACTGGGACGACAAGGATTATAAGAAAGCCGTAGACGAGTATCAATCCGCGTTTTACGCGGGCAGCGGGCACGACGAGGACAACCTCAAGAAGTATCTTGAGTTGGTGGCGGGCATCAACGAAGGAGACGAGCTGACGGAGGACGCCTACTCCAAGCGGCAGGCACGAAGCATGCGTGCGGCACTTGACAAGGCGTGGGCAAGCGCGACGGGACTGCGTGCGCCGACGGACGAGGACATTGCGGCGTGGAACGAGCTTAACCAGACGGCGCAGGCGGAGGGCAAAAAGGCAAGCCCCCTCGTCACGTGGCTCTTTGGCGACAAGGAGAGAAAAGCCGAAAAGGAGAGCGCGAGGGAAAGCGCACAGCCCGAACAGGCAAGCACCCTTGACCAGATTGCAAGCACAGACGGCGTTAAGCGGGCGGCACTGACGGCATCGACCGCGCCGGGCATCGCCTTGCCGCAGGAGGAAAGCAAGAGCGGCGGCAGATGGATAAATCAGCTTCAGGAGACGGCGGAGGAAACGCCCGCTCAGGCTGAGGGACAGCCGCAGACGACAGAGGGGACGCGCTGGTTTGACCAGATTTACGAACGCGAGACCCCTACGCCCATCGCGCAGAGGGAGAGCGCAGGGACGCCGGGAGAAGCCCTTGTGATGTACCTGCGCGGTGAGCCGCTGACGCAGGAAGAACACGAATGGCTTGACGGCATACTGAGCAGCAACGGCGGCAAGCTGCTGCTGAACCAAAAGGAATACGTCGGCGGCACATTGACGAACGGGATGGACTACCGCGCCAAGCCGCTTTACGCGCAGGGCGAGATTCCCAGCGACGTGGGAATCTGGATACAGCAAGACCTCGACATTTTGCAAAGCGGAATGCTTGACGACGCGACCGCCGGAGCGGGCTACCTCGCGCTGATGCAGATCATCAACGACGCGGACGCATGGATTAAGAGCGGAGAGGTCAGCATCCCCAGCGGGAAAAACCCGTACAGCGTCTACCTCAGCACGCACGACGGCGCGAAAGCTGTATCGCAGAGCATCAGCGAGGCGCAAATAATCGCCATCGAACAGCAGAAAAGCGCGGTACAGGCGCAGAAGCAGGCGGAAGCAGAAGCCAATCAGAGCCTTGTCAACGCGGTAACGTCGGGCACGGCGACGCCGGAGCAAATCGACGAATACTATGACCGCTACCACCGCCATCAATATACGGTGCTTGAACTTGAAAACCGCGACGAGGGCTACCGTAACTTTGACCGCAACCTGAGCATCAGGCTGAACGCGGACAACGGCGCATACTGGTCGTCGGACAGCGCGGCGGCGCAGGAGGGACTTGAGGGCGAGGCGCGCACGGAATTCCGCGAAGTGCTGGCAGACGAGGCGCAGAGCGTGCTGCACGAGTACGCGGACATCGCAAACAGTCTCGGCATGACGACGCGGGAATACTTGGAGAAATGCGGCGTCACCAGTCCCGACCAGATTGCGGACATGGCATACAATCGCATGGTCAGGCGCGGAAGCGCGTTTTTGAGCAGCGAAACGGCACAGGCGGGACTGACCTCGCCGGAGGACAACGCCGCAACCATCGGCGTACTGCCTGCGGCAGGCGCGGGCGCGGCATACGGCGTACTCAGTACGGCGGACAGCCTTGCCAGCGCACCGTACAACATGCTGGACGCGATGGCGTACAAGGCGAACGTCAACGAAATCCGAAGCGATTACAACGGCAAATACGGAATCAACGGACGCGCCATCTACCGCGAGCAGCTCATCCAGTATGCAAACAGCGGCGAATTGAGCGAAGAGCAGAGCGCGGCACTGCTGCAAAACATCGGGCAGGTCAGCGACATCTACGACATCGGCTACAAGATCGACAACGGCTTTATCGGCAACGGATATCGTGCATTCATGGGTGCGATGGACAACGCCCAAAAGGGACTGACGGATTTCGCGTCGCTGGGCAACGAGTTTGAACAAAATGTGTTCAGCGGCTCGGCAAGCATCGCGGGAAGCGCGACGGGCATGCTGGCGGTCGGCGCACTGGGCGCGGCGGGAACGCCCGCCATGGCTGCGTCTGCGGCAATCTATGGCACGCAGGCGTGGAACGACAATTACGAGGCGGCTGTAAGCAGCGGACTGAGCAAGCCTACGGCGGCGGCTCTTGCCATGGGACCGGCGGTCATCAGCACGGTCATCAACGCGCCGGGCGCGAAGATGGAAGGCGATTTGCTCGGCGGGCGCAGTCTGCTTGAACAGCAGCTTGCCAAGCAGGACGCGCTCAAGACCCTGACGCTGAGGGGCAAATTTGCCGAATACGCTAAGGCTCTGGCGCGCGACATCCCGAAAAACGCGGTACAGGAGGGCACGGAGGAGCTTGCGGAGGACGCGGCGACCAACCTGTACAACGCGATGCTCTACCCCATTGCCCTGAAAATCGACGCGGGCGAAAAGCCGCAATTCAGCGATGTTTTGGCGGGGCTTGCGTCGGTTAACCCCGCCGAGATGATCGTCAGCGGCGGCAAGAGCTTTGTAGGCGGCGCGGCGGCAAGCGTCGTATTCACGCTGGCGGGCTATACGGGCATGGCGATTCGGCGCAAGCTGCCGGGGTATCGTCTGCCTGCCGTCACGCTCAGTCAGGAGATGATGGACGGGACGGCGGACGTTACGCCGGAAAACCTTGCCAAGGTGACGGAGAGCCTTGCCGACGCGCTGCAAAACCCCGAAGTGGCGCAAGCGGTCAACGAGACGGCACAGCAGGCGCAGGACGCGCAGAACACGGCTGCGGCGGCAATGGCGGGCGTAGGCGCGGAGCACTTCGAGGAAGGCAACGCACAGGTACGCATGCAGCAGGAGGCACAGACGGCAGCGGACGCGGCGCAACAGGCGGCAGACGCGGCGAAGAGCGAATTTGAGGCGTACAGCGACGCGGTCATGGCGGGCGACATTGACAAGATCAAGGACATGCAGCAGGCGCGGGTGCGCATGGGCGAAAACCAGAAGACGGCGAACGAGTACGCCGACACAGCCCGAAAGCACAAGGCGGCGGCAGAGGACGCCTACGCCAAGGGACTGGACGAGGCACGAAAGCGCGGCGCACAAATCAGCAAGGAACAGAACGCGCAGACGGTCGCACAGTGGCAGGCGGAATTCCAACAGATGCTTGATTTTGACAATGCGGGCAAAGAGATTGCACGCATGCGGGAGATTTTAAAGCAGCAGGAGACGCTCGGATTCGACGAGGGGACGAAACAGGCAGTCGAGGAACAAATTGAGGAAATCAGGCAAAAAAGAGCGGAAATGGCGACTCAGCCGGACGCGGAAATCGAACAGCTTAGGGCGACGGTCGAAGCGATGCGTCAGGCAAACATGGGCGACGAGGTCGTGTCTGATTACGAGAGCGAGATAGCGAGAGCTGAAGACAAAAAGCGTTTTTTCTCGGCGCAGGACGAGAGCGTTGAGGATGTGCCGCGCGACGCCCAGACGGAGGCATTGCGTGCGCTGAGCGAGAAAGTGCGGGAACTATCTGCGAGAATCGAGAGCGGAGAGCAAGTCGATGACGGAGTCATCAAGGCGATTGAGAATGAATTGCGCACACTCAGCGGCGAAGTATCGGACACAGGCGAGGCAATCGCGGCGGCACGCGCCGGCGGAAGACTGCAAAGCACCGTAGAGGACGCGAGCGGCATGGACGTCCAGACGCGCCACGACATCGCAGAACTGGAAAAAATTGAGAATTTGCAGGGGCTTGTCGAAGAGGCACATGACCTCACGCAAAAGCTGAAAAACGGAGAAGCGATTGCGGCGCAGGACGTAACGAACCTGCTCGGCAGAATCGACATGCAAATCAATGCGCTCGACGAGGCGACCGGAGACATTTTCGCGGAGGACGTGATGACTGCCGCAAGGACGGGAGCGGGCGTGCAGGCGGCATATGACGAAGCGCAGAAAAAAGCTGCGCTCGAAAAAAGGATAAGAGAGAACGTTGCAAAGCTGGACAACGCGCAGCAGCTGGCGGCGGAAGCGGAGAAACTGACGCAGACCATTACTGAGGGGAAGCCCGCGAGTGAGAAACAGATTGTAAATGCAATCTACAAGATTTACGATTCGCTTGGCGGCATCGATGATGACATCACGGATATTCTGTTTGACGAGGTTTCGTCCGCCGCTGACAAGGCGTCAGCACTTGCTGTTGCCCTTGAGGACGCAAAAGCACGCGACGAGGCAAACGCAGAGGCGGACTATGAGCAATACATGAGAGACCTTGCTCAAAAAGAGCTTGAAAAAGAAACGTATGATGCGCTTGATGGCGTGGCAAAAACCATGCGCAGCCAAAAGGTTTACATCAATGAATCGCAGGCGGCGGACATCCTGCACATGACCGGACTCAAGACAATCCCAAAGGTCAACATTGCTTACGGGACGCGTTTTACGCAAAACAGAGCCGACGGTGCGATTCCGTTGGATAGTCAATTCTATGTCGGGCTGGCGCAGGAAAGCGGCGGATTTATGGATGCGGCAAGCCTTAATCCGGCTGAGACAGTCATGCGTGCGCTGATGGGTCGCAGAGATGCGTACAGAAGTCTGCGCCAAAAGGTCGAAGAGCCGAAGGACAGGGCGCAGATTCGGCGCGCGGCAAAGGCGGTCATGGAAGGCGACGTCGGCAAGAGCACAGAAGGCGAACAGAAGCGGACGTACCGAGGGATTGAGGTCGAGCAGGCGGAAGGGAAAAGCAAAAAAGACAACAACATCGTCAAGACCGTCAAAAAACTTGCGCAGGATATCGGCGTAGGCTCGACGCTGGGCGCAAGGAACATGAGCGAAGCGCAAGGCGGACACGGATTGTATCGCGACGCGATGCGATACATGGCGACGGACGCCGTGAGCGCAGGGCGCGTAGACATCAACATGCACGAGATCGGACACGCTATCAGCGAGCGGACGGGCATCACCGGAACGCCGGAGATGGTCGCAGCATTGAAAGCCGAAAACGCATCGTGGGAGCAGAGCTACACGGAAGCGGAGATGGCGGGCGAGGCGATGGCTGAATTTACGTGGCGATACATGGTCAGCGACGAGGCGGCGAAGGACTTTGCGGGAGAGGGATTTTTCGCGCAGTTTGAGCAGGCAGTAGCGGACGCGGGTATGGAGAAGCCGATTGCCAAAGCCAAGACGGACATCCGCAACTACCTGAACAAGAGCTTCAGCGAGCGGGTTGCCGCGATGGTCGTAGACCGGAGCGACATCAAGAGCAATGAGAAGCTGGACGAGGCGTTTTTGTACGCGCTTGTGGACAGCACCGCGCCAGCAGAAAAAGCGAACAAAATCATCCGCGATGCGACAGGGGAAAAGGTCGTTGCGTTTGAGGACAACCTGCGGGAGAGTGCGCTGCTGCGCAATACGGCAGACAAGCGGGCATATGCCCAGCTGACGGAATCCCTGACGGACGTGCGCGGAACGCGCATCGGCGACAGTCTCAAGGAGCGCATCAAGGAATCCGGCTTAAAAGGAAAGGATTTGCAGGAATGGCTCAACTGGATGCTCGTCAAGCACAGTCTTGACCGCGACAGACAGGGTAAGCCCGTATTGGACAACAACACATACCCGCGAGCGGAGAGGCTGGCGTACATTCAGCAGACGGAGCGTGCGCATCCTGAATTCGCCAAGGCGCAGGAGGCATTTCAGAGTTTCAGGCATGAGTTTATGCAGGCGTGGATGGTCGATACGGGCTATCTCAAGGCGTGGCAGCTTGAGCAGTTTGAGGCGATGTACCCGAACTATGTACCGACCAACCGCGTCAAGGACAACGCACAGGTCGGAAGAAGCCGGAGCGGCGGCGGGAAGAGCTACACCATCCGCGGCGCAAAGGGAAGCACGGAGCAGATTGTGTCGCCGTTTGACAGCTTTTGCGAAATGACGCAGAAAATCGTCCGGATGAACATGGAAAACCAGACAAACCTGCTGTTTGACCGCCTGTATAAGGAGTATGAGGGCTTCGGCGTGCTGGGACGCCCCATCGAGCAGACCCAATCGACGTTTGACGACAAGCAGACCCATAAGCTGCAAGACAAAATTCAAAGCAAGCTTGAAAAAGCAGGAGCGGACATGGTTGATATCGGCGATATTTTGATCGACATCGACGCGGACAGGGCAAAATTCGTCGGCACGGCGAACGAAAATAACGTCATTACGGTACAGCATCCGGACGGACGCAAGACTTATTACACCATCACAGACCCGCTGTTTTACAAGATGATGACCAACGCGACGGACAACGGAAAATCAATTCTGAACGTGGTCGGCAAGTTTACGCACGCGATGAGCGCGTTGACGACGGGCAGCAACCCTGTTTTCGCCGCACGCAACTTTTTGCGCGACTTCCAGAACAGCGTCAATTACGGCACATGGGCAACCAGCTATGCGGACGGACTGTATAAATGGGTAAAAGCCGTACATGAGATTTTGACTGACACGGACGCATACAAGGACTATGTCGCGCTGGGCGGCGGCGGCTGGACGCGAGTATCTACGGGCGACGCCAAAAGCTCGAAGCAGCTGAGAGGGGCAGTCTTTGACAACGGAAAATGGAAAGACAACTACGAGACGCAGACGCTCGGCGGAAAGGGAAAATGGGCTGGCAAAAAGCTATGGGAGTTTGCGACGCTGGCGTACCCCAACGAGGTCGTCGAGCAGGCAAGCCGATTTGCCGAATATCGGTATGGCAAGCACGACCTGACGACGGACGCCGGCAGAGCCGAAGCCTTCCGCGCGGCGCAGGATGTAACGGTCGATTTCAGCCGCAGGGGAGCAAGCGGTATCGCAAGGAACATCAGCGACTTTGTGCCGTTTTTCAATGCAAGCCTGCAAGGCACATACCGCACGGCGCGGCAGGGGACAAAGCAGGAGAGCGGACAGGCGGCAAAGCGATTTGTCAAAACGCTGCTCAATACAGGCGCGTTGGTCGCGCTGGCGAACGCGGCGCTGCTCGGCATGGACGACGAGGACAAAGAGGCGTTCATGTACATGAGCGACGACCTCAAGAGCAAGCACATCTTCCTTCCGAACTTTGCGCCCAGCGTGTTCGGTGACGCGCCGCTCATCCGCATTCCCGTCGAGCAAGACCCTGTCGCATACGCGGTCAATTCGCTGATGACAAACGTCATGTGGAAAGGCGAGGGCGACGAGTGGGCGATTGATTTCACGGCATCCATGGCGACGATTGCGGACGGACTATACCCCATCAGCGGCACGATTTTTGACCCGATTATTTCAACCCAAACCAACAAAAACTGGTACGGCAGCCGGATTGTGCCTAGCTACATGGAGGGCTGGGACGCATCTACGCAGTACACGGAGGACACGGCGGGGCTGTTTGTTGGGCTAGGCAGATTCATCGGCAAAAGCCCGATGATGCTGCAATATGTGGCACAGCAATACACGGGCTATCTCGGTCAGGTCGTCATTCCGGCGATGAGCGACATGGACGCAAGCAATCCGGCGACGGCACTCTTCAGCTCGACAGTGGCATACGCACGCAAACAGCTCACCAGCAACCCGCTCAAGAGCAACGACGTTGTAAGCCGCGTATACGACAACAGCAGCTTCTTGACGACGGTGGTCAAGGCGGGCGAAAACGGCAAGGAATTTAACATGCTGCGCGGCGACCTGACACCGAGGCAGGCGCAAAAGGCATATGACGTTGCCTACGACCTGACGCACAAGGGCGGCGTACTATACGAAGCGAAGCAAGCCATCAGCGAGGGGTATGAGCAAATCGACGCCATCAATGGGCGGGACGACCTGACGGACGAGCAGAAATACGAGCTGACAAACAGCATCCGCATGAGGATGTGCCGCCTTGCGCTGAAAGCGAACGAGGTGTATGCCAAGTATGAGGAGCTGTACGTCACAGGCGAATCGCTGGGGTCGCACATCATCAAGCAGGCATACGGCGGCACGACCATCAAAAAGCAAAAATAAGGAGGGATGCGGATGATTCACGCGAGTTTTGACGACAGAAGCCACAAGAGCGCGGCGATTGCGGGCATTTACCAATACGACACGGGACAGCGGCTGAGGATGCACGGGCTGCCGTCGCCCAAGGAGCTGGCGGAGAGGGACGACTTTCTATCCGGCGACGCGGTGACGGTGCAGGCGCAGTATGGCTTTGTCGGGGACAGTCAGACGGAAACGCGGATGGCGAGCTACGACGAGGGAAGCGGATGCTGGACGGCGGACATTCCGGACATATACCTGACCAGAAGCAGCACGGTAAAGGTATTCGTATACGTCGGCTACGGCGCGGCGGAGGGCGCGGGACGGTCAAAGACCTGCTACGAGGGGAGCTTCACGCCCGTCAGCCGCCCCGCGCCGGGGACGCAGGTCACGCCGGAGCAGACGAACGCATGGGACGAGCTGGTTGCGGAAGTGAACCTGACGCTGGCGAAGATGAACACGGCGGTATCGGGCGCGAACGCGGCGGCGGAAACCGCAGGCACGGCGGCGAAAGCGGCGGACCAGGCGGCAGGCGGCGCGGAGAGCGCGGCGAAAACCGCAGGCGACGCGGCGGGGAGCGCAAGCAGCGCGGCGGAAAGCGCAAGGCAGGCGGCAGAAGCGGCGAACACAGCGGCGGCAGGCGCAAACACACAGGCGGCGCACCTGCAAAGCATGGTCGTACAGGCGGAGACGCGGGAATATGGAAGCGGAAGCACGGCGAGCCTGACGGACGACGGGAAAAAGAAGATCCTTTCGCTGGGGCTTGAGCGGGGCATGCCGGGCAGGGACGGCGCAAAGGGCGACAAAGGCGAAAAGGGCGACAAGGGCGACACGGGACCGGCAGGCGTGACCTTTCAGCTTGTCGGCACGGTGCTGACCATCACGACGGTATGAGGGTGAAGGCATGGCAAAGAAAATTCCCGCATTCAGCTACACGGGCGCATACCGGACGCAGAGCGACGGGAGATACTGGTACATTCTGCTGCTGACAAGCGGCACGCTGACCTTTCAATATGCCAAGAGCGGCGTGGACGTTGGGTGCGTGGGCGGGGGCGGGTCGAGCGCATGCCACCTGCAAACAGCGAACACGGCGGGCGGAAGCGGCGGAGGCGGCGGGTACATCGCAACCGGCACGGCGGCAATCGCGGCGGGA